AAAGAAATAATCTGTTAATAATCCACTAACCAATTTTGAAGCATTTTCTGTTTTATTAAGAGCCTCAATTAAGTTTGCTTCCATGTATAACATTTTTTGTTGTTTCATAAAATAACTAACTACAACAACTATTTAAATGTTTCTATAAATATATATATATTTATAATACTATTATAATAATAATAATAATAATAATAATAAGGCTAGAGCTAGTTTACCTTGAGAATAGCCTTTCGTACTCCAATAATGACAACAAATAATTTAAAAAATTTGCTTGGGGGTCTGAAATTGAATTGAATTTGAACTTTTAATCCTCGCAAATACAATTAAATCTTAATTAATATCATTACAATACAATTCAAATCATCTTTATATCTTCTTTATATCTTTAATATGTTTAATTACAATTAACTTATATCTTCTTATACTTATGATTATGTTTATTTGTTCTTATATTCTTTTATTCATGTTCTCGGGGTCCCAGGTTATTTGTTTATTACTTAATTACTTCTTTAATTGGGGAATATGCGGATTCAGGGGCCCCAATTGGTCTAAAATTACTTAAATCTTACTTTATAATCACTTATTTGTGTTTTATTTGGATTTATTCTTATTTATTTCTTTATTTTCTTATTTTTGTTTATTTTTTGTTTAAATTTCTATTTTTTATTTATTTTTGTGAAAATCAATTTTTTTTTACTTTTATTAACTTTAGTCCCCCAATTAAATTATAGGAATATACTCCCAATTAAACTATTGGGGGGCGGCGAGCATCAGCGAGCCGCAGGGGTGGGGAGTAAGCCTTATGAAGCTAGTGAGCTAGCGAACTAGATTGATAAAGGTTATGAGGAGTAGTTATGCTAGTTCCACTGGAAATCAAGGTACCTATCTCAAGGTAAAACCTTCATTTCCTATGGAACTATTGGGGGGGTGGTGGCTTTTTAGGGGGGCGGGTGGGAGCTTATAAGCTTAGCTCGCTAGAGGGCGAGTGGCTTATATGCTTTCAAGGGGGTTAGGCTAGCTCAAGGCGAGCTAGATAAGCACTGGCGTAGCCTATTTAGCTTAATATCTGTGTATATCTATTCGTATACACATGGTTGTATACACCTGCTTAGAAATCCTCTGATTTCTAGGTTCTTGAACTATTTAAGCCTTGTGATACTCAAAGATATGCTAACTATTCCCCCGGCTTAACTTTTAGCTTTCCTTGCTTGCCTAATCTCTTTTTGTCGCTCATACCTACAAGGAGCACGACTACAATATCCTGTTTTATTGTTAGACTTAAACAATGGTCTCCCACAATTTTTGCAATGCCTAGTTTCTTTTTTAATACACATGAGTATGATAACGTTAGTGTTAGTTGTTTTTAGCCTTATTAACGTTTGATTATGAAAAGGGAGAGAGTTCAAGTCATCATTTACGATGATCCCACCCCTCTCCCAATTTCCTTTCGGAATGCCCCAGACAGGATTCGAACCTGTGACCTTGAACTGAACGCCATATGTATTGCCTATAGGACGGGCTTCGCGCATGCTCTGACCACTGAGCTACTGGGGCTTATAACCCCTCAAACATAGGGGTAAAATAATAATTTAGTTTCCTGTTATATTTGGCATTTTAATTAAAGGCTTCTTGGGCCTGCTTAACTAATTCGATAGCTTTAGCCATTATAGCCTTTTCGTCTAAATCACCCTTAACTTCTGCTCTTGTTAATGCTTCATGCATTCCCAAAAAGATGTCTTTAGAATAAGCTGTATAAAAGCTTGCACTCGTATTGTTAGTCTTAACTAATGATGGAACTTTCATGGGTTCCCGCGCAACAGGTTTATTTGTTTCTCCATATAAATTCTGTATTGCATATTGTGTTTTTCCATTATATTCTGATTCATTAACATCAACTTCTCGACTCTCTCCCGAAGGAACTTTCTTTAGTTGTGCATTAACATCAGCTTCAAAACATGACATCCAACCTGCTTGAGTTGAATACCTTGTGTAGTCTTTGCCGTTTTTAGAGGTTTTATCCTCATGCGCATCAATAGTTATTTTCATTGTTTTAGTTGTCATTTTTTCGCTCTACCTCCCTTGCAATTCTATCTATGTAAGACGCAAGTGTCTCGTCCTCAAACTTTGGGATTTTAAGTCTTAACCTGTCCCATGTGCTTAAGTAGAATCTGCCTATTTTCCATTCAGTTTTCATATTAATTTCTCCCCTGCTAGTTTGTCTAATTCTTTAAAAAACCATAATCTTTGAACATTATAACCTCTTAATGATTCTGCATTTATAGGAGAGTTTATTCTATCTTTCAATTCCTTAATAAATTCTTTGATATCTTCTCCTTTAAAATACCAATTTCCATCTAAGTCTAAATCCTTACTCTTATCACTTAATGTTTCAGTTTTCATCTTGTTTCACCTCGTCGTTATAAGTATTAGCTTCTTCCATTATTCGAGCATAGTTTTCTTCTTCCCTTAACTCTTTATATTCTTTGTTTTCCATATGTTACAGAAGTGTTACACCTTTATATATGTTTCTATTTTAAGCATCTACATATAGAGGCAGTCTATACACAGTTCCATTTAATTCAACACGAACACTTTTTAGCGACGCTGTTGCTGCTGCAATTACACCTCTATCACTTGCAACAAAGTTAATTGTTCCCTCACTTACATCTGCTTGTTTTAGAGTTAATACTGGTATTGCTCCTGTTGTGCTTGATTGATCTACTTCTAATTTTGCATCTGGACTTATTGCTCCTGTATCTCCTGGACCTATTGATACGTTTCCATTTGTGTCTATATAAAAGTGGTGTGCTCCTCCTATTTGTATTCTGTATTCTATTGCTGAGTCCAAACTCATTACTGCTTCATCTAATATATTAGAATATCCGAAGTTTACTCCTTGTGATCCTGTGTCTGCTTGGTAACATATTCCACTAAATCCTGTTGCACTTTTATTAACAACCCTCACGATTGGGAATGTAGCAAGTGTGTCTTCAACACTTAATGCTTTTGTTGGGCTAGTTGTTCCTATTCCTACATTGCCAGTGCTTCTATCTATAGCCATAGCCACATCTCCCGCAGCGCTGTTTTCATGTCTTGTAAAATATAAGTCGTTTGTATCTCCTCCGTCATATTTTATTGTCCATCCATAGTTTACTGATTCTTCTCCCATTCTTATTGTGCTGTTATAACCACTATCAGTTATTATTCCTAATTCATTATCCGTAGTTTTTGTGTAACTACCTACTTGAAGAATACTTGCTGGAGTTGCTGTTCCTATCCCAACATTGCCTGTGTCTGATTCTAAAACTAATATGTTATCAACAACTCTTGTGAATAAATCTGTTTTATCTCCACCTCCAAATATTAAGTGTTCTGTGTTCATTCGCATATCTATCCAGTCTGCGCCTGTTGATTTGTCTGTCATGCAAAATCTTGGCTGTAATCCTCTAAGTTCTAATCCTCCATCTATTCCATTATTACATTGTGAATCAATTCTTACGTCAAACCTTTCGTCTGTGTTTGCGGCTGTTCCTACAACATCTAGGTTTACTGCTGGTGCTGATTTGTTTACTCCTACATATCCGCTATTATTAACAATAAAATCTGTTCCACTTCCATTAATTGATACTTTAAAATCTAATGCTCTTACTGTTAGATCTTGCCAGGCTACCCCTGAGTGGACTGATGACAAAAAGGCTTCTGTTCCATCATGATTTAAAGAGACTCCTTCCGCTCCTGCTGCATTTATTGTGTTTCCAATTCTTGTCTGTCCTCCAACTGGGCCCGCTGTTATTGATCCCTCTCCTGTCATGATCCCAGTTGCATCAACACTGAATGCTGGGTTAGGTGCTCCGTCTGAGGCACTTAGTTCTGAGTGTCTGTGCAATGTGTCCGCCATTGAATCATCTATTAATGTTACATAGTCTGCTATTGCTGTGTCTACATATTTTTTATTAACTAGGTCTATATCCTCTATTGGTGCTTCCCTTTTTAATCCTTTTACATGTTCCCCTGAATTATTTGGTAAAACAAAGTTTCCTGCTATCTCTGCCTGTGGATTAGGGACTGATGGTTTCATATTTTTTAGAATAGAGTTTGCCGAAGGTGGTCTTGCCATTATAACAACACCTGATTTCTCTGTAATACTTTGGTTTCTAATGGAACTAAGTTTGTGATGTTCCCAGTTTGTTTAGTTGTCTCTGCAATTAAACCCTCTTCGATAGGCCAGTTGGTTCTTAATTCTTTTTCGCCTTTTGTGTTTGCCATAGAAATAGATGTTTATTAAGTTAATAAATCTTACGCTGCTTTCAATACTGAGGCATAACCAATCCCACCGTCTGCCCATATATTAATTTTATCTGCAACAACTGGAGCTCCTGCAACGAATGCCAATTTAGAACTTAATGTTGAATATCCACTTACCTGTATTATTCCTGCACCCACGTTTGTTCCATCATATCCGGCTGTGCCAATATCTGTTAAACCAATTTTAAAAGGCCAGTGTGAAATTAAGTTTGTTTCGTTGTCTGTTCCTTGAAAATCTGCTCTGACTTGTTCGTCTGTTAAAGCTGTGTCCCAGTATTTAACATCAGATATTGCTCCTGAAAATTCTTGAGTTACTGAGTTATCACCTGCTTTATTAGCTGCGCCTATTCTTCCTGAATCTATTCCTGCTGTTGCTCCAAACCATGCCGCCAAATTAGTTGATGTTGTATTTGTTTGCGCAATTCTCTCTCCATTAACATATAGCTGTGGAACTCCTCCCTGAACTAATGCAACGTGCACCCATCTGTGCAAATTATCAACTATTACTGCATCACTTGTAACTACAAATTGAACTGTTGTGTTATCTGTGCAACGTGCAACTAACTTTCCTAACTCTACATTTAATTCAATAAACTCTACGACGTTTTTATCACCGCACCCAATAATAGTCTCAGTTCCAACATCTCCAGGGCATATCCATGCTGTGAAAGTTCCTGTTGTATCTCCTGCTGCAACTTGTGCTGCTGCGAAAGCATCTACTTGAATATAGTCGTCGACGTTTCCGCCTAAACATTTAATCGCAGAACGTGCTGGTGTTAAACTCCCACTTACTGTGTAAAGATCAGTAGCTGCCATTATGCTACGGTTCCTGATGAATTAATAACACCCTTCTCAATTAAATCTCTTATTAATGTTGCAAGAACATCACTTGTAACTCCTAGCGTTGCGGTATTTGCATCAAAAGTATAATCTTCTGTAAAATTAGTCACTTGGAATTTAGTTTGAAGTAAATTCTTCTCGTTGTCTGTCATTATTTCTTCTCCTTTACTTTAACTTCCTTAACAACTTCCTCAACAACTTCCTCAACAACTTCTAACTCAGGATTTCTTAAAAGTAAAGCGTCTGCACTTGCTTTCGCTCTTTTCCTAACTGCTTCTGTCTTAGTTATTCCTGAATTTAAATGAGGTAAAGCATTATAATTATTTTCAATATCCCTAAAATTCTTATACGCAATTTCCCTATTTTCCTTTGTCATCGGATTATCCTATTGTGTCCGATATAACGTGCACTGCGTTTGGATCATGCAAGATGCATTCACCTTCTTCGGCTACTCTTATTTTAGTTCCTATAAGTGGTTCTACTATTGACACTGCTGTCAGTCCTAAGAATGATTTCCATGTTGCTGCTCTATTAGGGACCCATTGGTAAACCCAATCTGTAGTGAATATTTCATCTACTAAAACATTACAACCTAAGATCTCCATAACAACTCCGCTTCTAACTTTCTCACTTGAGAAGCTTGGAATACTTGATCCTTTAACATTAATTAAATATGACACTAAGAATTTATGTTCAATACTATTCATACCTAACATTGATCCTTCTGGGTTATATCCTTGTGCTCTTAATAATTGCTTTCCGTTAAGAATATCTAATATTGGATTTGCTGTTCCTGTTTGATCCCACCCATCAGTTGATGGTGTATTCTGAACTGTTACTGCTCCGTTAGTTAGTGGCTGTGTTGGTGTTGCTGCTAAACAATTATACATTACTTCAAAAATTCTTAAACCAATCTTTCTCTGAACTGCAACTGTTAAGTCTCTTACGTTTGTGCTTAATATGTCTACATCATTATCTTTTATATCTTCCATTGAAATCATAGGTGATTCTACCATAAATTTCTTAACATAAGAAGTGTTCCTTGTCCAACTTTGTTCTGTAACAAAGGGCCTTGCATTACTTGCAACATTGTTCATAACTGAGATTGCTGTGTCGTCAGTTGTAGAAGTGTCTAAGAATCCTGAGGTTTTCTGATACCATCTTATTTCTCTTGCTGCTGTTTTTGCATTTGAAATGTATTGCTTTAAAACATTTGGGAATAACTCACCAAATCCTTTTGCCAATTTATCAATATCAATTCCTCTAATTTCTGCTTGTCCGCTGCTATCTGCCATTATGCTATCGCTCCGCTTCCGCCTGGATTAAGCCTAAACAAGAAAGTTTGATTAACTCCTGATGGTGCTTCTAAAGCATATCCTAATTGTGCCGCTCCAGTTTTTCCAGTTGTAGTTTCTAATAAATTTGGTGTTGCGTCTGTCATTAAACCTATACCTATTGAAACTGCTGCTCCTGCAACTCCTTTAAATATTCCACCCATATAAACTGCGATCATAGTCTTACCATCATTTGCAATTTTTTCTTCTGCTGCAATTCCTGCAACCATATCACCTTGTCCTGATGTTATAATAGCTGTCATAGATTCAGTTAATTTAAGAATAGATCCTTTTTCAATGCCTGTCCCGTCGGCACATTTAAACATAACTGGTAATTCAGTCTCTACCATTAATGTTGTTTCGTTTGCCATATCTTACATCTAATTATAATCTTTATAAATGTTTTGTTTTGTTAATAGAAAAATAAAAAGGAGGGGATACATGTATCCCCGGAATAATAATGTGCGAAGCACCTACTTCTTTTGTTCGTCAGCGATCTTTTCCTCACAAAGTTTTATCATCATTTCCCTGATTGTTATTTCAGCTTTGTTTCCCATGATGATTTTTTCTGATTCGGTCTTAATTTGTGTCCACATAACTTCTTCTTTAGTTCCTATTTTCACTCCTAAGTCCTCTTTCATATTTCGCCTGACATGGCTTTCTTTGCATAATCACTCGCAGATTCTTCTACCTTAACAGAATCTCCTCCTGCCTGACTTCTTCCGCCTAGAATTTTTTTTGCTTCGAGTTCTTCTTCTCTTTTAAGAAGTTCTTCTTTCCGATCATTCTGTTTTCTAAGTTCTTCTGCGGCCAATACTGCACCATCAATCATACTCGGGGTTTTTCTTTCTTCAGTGGGAACCCCGTCACTAATATTTTCAATTGGTTTTTCTTCTCCTTCCTTATTTGAGTTTTCGACCTCTTGGCTTTTTTCTTCATTCATTTTACCATACCCCCTTTCAAAAAATATAAGTCTGTCCCTTTTTTTTATTTTTTGGAATACTCATGTTCAACCCGTAATATCTTGCCATCTCTGTGAAAATATATGCCAGGAAGAAAACTATTATTGGTTTGCAAATTTCATAAGTTAAATCACCAGTTGCGTAAACTGAGACAAAATAAAGTCCTGCTAAAATAACTGCGTTCCTTATTACTTTTAGTGTAAAGTTTAAATCTTTTTTCATGTCTTACCCTCCATTTCTGCTGTTGTATCATTTGGTTTGTCTGACTTAACCTTTCCGTCTTTGCCTTCATCTTTTTTAAGTTCATCTTCGATTGGAGTTGGGAACTCTAAATTGATTTCTAGCCCTAACTGCAATTTAAAATTCCCCATAATAAATTGCTGGTCGTCTCTTACTGATTGTTCAAAACCTAAGAACAATATCTTTGCACTTGCTTCTACTGTTTGCTTGGCACTTCCAACAACAACGTCGGGAGTATTTGTTGCTTGGTAAAAATAGTCTGTTAAATCTCTAATCCACGGAAGAGGGTCAAGGGTAGAAAACTGTGGGACACTCACCCTTTCAGCCTCTGCCGCTCCTTTCGGAATATAAATATTCTCAGAGTTTTCAACAGTTAAATCTGCTTTTGCTTTAAAGGCTGCAATCTTTGTTGTGTCGTCTGTGTCTAGTTGCCAGATCCATAGTGGTTTTACATATCTATGAAATACAGTTTTAATATCTGTCATTGCTTCATTACGAGATAAAATTATATTCTCTATGCTTTCAATAATTGAAGTTCCATGAATTTCATCTGCAAATCTATTCTTTGCTAAGTGGAACATCTCTTCCGGTTTAAATATGTTTGGTGGACTTTTACTTCCTGTGTCTTGTTCATATCTTAAAACAATTCCTTGCTTGTTTGCAATTATAGAAATTGCACTTGGATCTAAAGGTTTTAAGTTTATTATTCTTCCACTTTCATTTCTTATTATTTCGCAGAATGAATCACCCCCAACATAATAAGTTCTTACTAGGTTTTCTATTATTTGGCTTCCTGTATCTTTCCCCCAACCTGTAAATTTCTCAACTCTTTTTTTATCTTTTCCAAGAACTCCTTTTCCTAATACCCATTTACTTTTAGTATCAATTGTGCTTTTCAATTCTGGTATGCTTTTATAGTAACCTAGATATTTTGCGAAGTCTGCATTATTCCATTTTGTTTCATTGGGCCCAGTCGCTCCATCTGTTGTCTGACTATCGACGCTGTAACTAGTTACATTGCTTGTCATGTCTCCTACTTCGCTGTTTCCTATATCCATTGCCATTTTAAAATATTGTTTTCCAAACGTCTCCTATGTTTACTTGTGCTCCGATTACCTCTTTCCATGTACCGTCAATATTAATTTTTATGTGGTTAATATCTTTAAATGTATCGCTTATGTTGATTTTTGAATTTGTCTCTATTGTTGTATATTTTGCATATATTGCCAAATTGTCGTCGTCTGGGTCGTCCGACGTCCACTCGTTCTTTAATTCCGTTGTCGCCGTTTGGTCTTCGTCTGAATTTCCGCCTACTCCCGCGTCTCTATCTGTTGTCGTTGAACTTATTGTTGCGTCCATTTGAATAGTAATCCAATAATAAGTGTCTGGGGCTAGTGTCCAATTTAAACCTGTTACTGTTTTCCAACCTTTTCCTGTTCCTTTATAATTTCCTCTTTTTGAAAATAGTAAATCTCTTGGTTGCCCCGTTCCGTCATAAACCCCAACTTCATAAATAGCTTCTTCGCTAAAGGCGCTTGCATACCAACCCATCTCTGTTATAATTATCCCTTTTGTGTCTGTTTCTACTCTTTGCGCTATTGCCTTTCCGTCGAAAATATAAGCTCCTTCTGCTGGGTCTCCTGTTGGAGTTGCCGTTACTAATCCCGAATTTGTCCCTATTGTTATTGCCATTATGCTGTGTATTGGAAAAAAATACTCCCCTCCGTTGTTGTTGCCGCTGCTGGTGGCGCTCCTGTGCCATAACTTACGTTTACAATTTGGTCCGTCGAAGCTGTCCCGTGGTCTGCCGCAACTGCACCACTTCCTAAAGCTGTATCTGTGTCTTGAGTGTGGCTTGCTGCTTCTATCGTCGTCAATTCTGCGCCTGTTACCGAAGTGTCCGAGTGACTTGCTATTGTGTGGCTTTCTGCGTGGCTTGCTGCTGTATTTGTTGCTACATCTGCATGACTTGAACCGTCGGATGTAGAGTGTGTTGTTGCTCCTCCTCCTACTGCGTTGGAATGATTATGCTGTGAGTCTGAAAAATTAGTTATGTTTGGAGTTAAACCTATATTTGCCGTCTCTCTCACGTCTCTTTGTTTTAAATCCGGCACTTTACCCGCTTTAGTTGGAACTTCTAAAACCATTTAAACCTCTAAAAAGTCTTGTCTTGACGCTTCATTTAATAAGTCTTGAATATCCAATCCTCTTTGCCAATGAACTTTTACTATGTTTTCGGCTTCTATTCCGTCAGTATAAGAATTTGGATCATACATTACTGCTGCAACTGCCGCCATTCTTCCTAAATATTCGGTAAAAATAGATTTATAGTTTGCTGTTAAACCTGCCCAATTTGTAACAAAATCAAATTTTATTAAGGTTGCTAGATATGCCTCATTAGTTGATACGAAGAAATCGCTTGCATCTGCTGTGCTTCCCCCTGCTGCAACATTCGCTCCATAGTAGAAAGCTAGTTGTGCCTCCGTGATTGTTGTCCTAGTGTATGCCATGTTTTCTTTAATAAATGTATATATTTAAACTTTTGTCTTTGGTGCACCATGCCGCTCTAATCAATGCTTCTGCAATATGTGAATAATTTCCAAATATTTTGGCTTGCTCTTCGCTGTCATCGTATTGCATGGACCTTAAACTGTGCTTTACCTCAGGTAAGTCTAATAATTTAATTTGCCCTCTTTCCATTAAAATCTTCAAATTTGTGTAAAAATTTACCTTATTTATACTTTTTTTGCGAAGTTTGTCCCAATTTTCCTTATCTATATCTTTTTTGGCATTGTTCAATCCTACGATTTTATTCTTGGTTTGTCTATCTTCTAGTAGAATATCAAACACTCCAACTCCAAGACCACCATCATCAATATAGATTTTTTTGTAATTAAATTGCCTATCTTTATGAACAATTAGTCTTGCTGTATCTGTTAGGCTTTGTGAATCCGGGATTAATAAATCAAACATCTCTACATTTTCCCGAGTTATTCGGTTTACCGAACAGAGCACAGTTTCGTCTCCTCCTTTCCTTGCAATATCAATTCCAAGAAACCTATCGGCCCTAGAAGATGGTCGATTAACTTCCGGGTCGATAGTGCAACAAGCGTCAATGAGAACGTCAGAAAACAATCTTTGAATGCCGCCTACGAATAATCCCAGATATTCTTGTTGATATTGAAGTTTTGTCATTCTAAGTTTTTCTTCTTCCTGGTGATGAAGCATATTTGTTCTCATAGGTTCTTCTCTTCCCTCTGCAACTTCTTCTGCATTAATGTGAAAACTTGTAAATTGGTCACTGTGAAACATTCTATAGAAATAGTTCTCGATCCCCATTGGAGTTGATAAAAGAATGATGTCTCCCCCTGTTGTTGCCAGCATTGGCGTTACAGCCGCCCAGACGGCTTCTTTGATGAATGCGGCCTCGTCTGCGTAAAGTCTGTCAATTGTAAAACCTCTAATCCCATATCCATCATCCCCAGTTGGTAAACAGTGAATTACTGATCCATTCTTTAAATGTAGTGTGTGCTTTGTTGGCCTATACGTTTTTCCAGTTTTTCTGTCTTTTCCAACTTTAATCTGATTTTTGTCTGTATTATATATATATTCTAAAACTTTTTCGAAAAGTAAGAATGCACTTCTTTCCACTGCCGCAATTATCATAATTGTTTTTTTGTGGTTCCTTAAAGCGTATTCCCCGGCATCTTGAGATATAATTGTCGATTTTCCACTTTGACGGCCCGCGCAGATCGCCATATTTCCATGAGTTCTTAAAACGTCATTTTGCCATTTATCTAATTTCATATTAATTCAAACTCCACTCTCCACATATCCTTTAAATACCCCAACTCTTCCATAATTCTTTTTTTGTTAAGTTCGGAGAAGTTGTCTGGCTTACATTGAATAAATTTAACAACTCGCGTAAGTCTGTTGATAGCAAATATATCAATAGGGCTATGAGACCCAGCAGAGCGCTGAGCAATATCAAATCCATTTTCTTTAAGTTGTTTACAGACTTTATATTCCTTATTACGTCCATTAACATAGTTTTTATTCGGCATCGTAAGTTTCCGTGTTATATTTTGAAATTCCTTTATGTTTATTCTGTCTAAGTTTCCCTTCCTTTAAATCCTTAAGAATTTGAACATTAATTTGGTGAATTTCCTCAAATCTCGCTCTTTTTTTTCGAGTTTGCTTTATACTCCAATTTTCATTAATTATCATTTATTAAAATACCCCCTATATGCTTTTTTAACATCTTCGAATTGCTCTACATCCATATCTTTATATCTACTTGCTAATGCTTCTTCTGTCATCATAGGAAATTGTCTAAAGTCTGCTAAAACGTAATCTGGTACCTTATTAAATTTAACTTTAATTTCATCTTTTTTGACTTTTACAGTTGCTAATTTATCCTTTATTAATAATACTTTTTCTGCATCTCTTTCTATCCCTTGTTGTAATTCTTTAATTTTTAACTTCATTTCCTCTTCATCTAATCCCCCACCTCCAAA